TTTATGATAGTTTTTGCATATTATCACTAGCTGTGAAAACAAACAAAAACAAAGATAAATGGTTGGTTTTTTGTTGGATAAAACACAAAAAGGCTATGCTTAAAAAGCACAACCCAGACGAAATAAAAAAAGATACAATCTTATGAAGCGGTAGAACCAATTATTTCATATCTTGTACCCATGTGAAGGTAAATAAACGATCCAACACGGAATAGGTATCCAGCTTTCTTTCCAACCGAGTCTTTGTAGTCTTCGCATGAAAAATTCTTATTAACTCCACGAGCGAATACGGAAATGACCTCTTGTGTTTTTATTACTTCTGCATCACGCAAAACAGAAACAAAATAACTAGCCTTTTTTGTTGAACAGTTCAATAGTACTGAAAGTCTTCTTAATCCTAGAATGTTATAATCCAATAACTCCCCATGAGTAATTTTAGAGTTAGATTCGACAATCTTATTGCGTCTTTTATATTCCTTAAGAAATGCTTTTGCCTCTCCTTTGGATAAACGCTCTGGTTTATCGAATTTAACGTCATACGCTTCCTGCTCATTTCGTTTTAAACGTCTAACATAGTCTTGACGAGAAAATGAAAATTTCAGCACACAAAAATTAATTTTATCAACTATATCGTTGATTGTATTTTCAGAACAAACAAAAACAGAATATTTTCTTTTTTTCGTTTCTGTTTGCATTATTTTATCAAGTGAGATACAAACAAGATCTCCCTGTTTGTTTATATAGCAATATCCATTTACTAAAAGAAAATTAACGTGTTTTTTTATATTATACACAGAAACTCCGATCTGTTTAGATAGAGTCAGCGCATTATAGTTCCACACACGACCACTGATGAAGTGTTGCTTTAGTTTTAAAAGAAATGCCATTGATTTTTTATCCTCGTTATTTAAATCTTCAAAAAACGATGGATTTATTTTAATTACAGCAGATGATTCATCCCTATCGAACTTTTTACCTGAAGGTAATTCCGGATGTAAAAAATCGCTACAGGAGGGAAATTTACCCGTGGAAGATAAGAAGCGCACCCCTCCTATAGACGATTTAATATCTTTTGTGTTATTTTTATTAGTATGTTCCACGAGCTTATTTAATAATGCGACACAAAGATAATAAAATATTTCATATATCACGTTTAGGTACAATAAATAATACATGTTTTTTAACACAAAAGTGTATTTTGTTTATTTTTAGTACCTTAGTATTTTAAAATACGTGGAAGATGGTACAGAAAAAGAAAAAAGACCCCACTGTTGTTGCTCCGTTCACGCCAGTTGGACTCAAGAAAATTGGAGAAAGACACGGAGAGTTTATTTCAGATGAGTTTAAACCCTCAACTCCTGAAGGTTTTAAACCGAAACGGAAAGTTAAGATTTCAAAAGAAAAAACCAAAAAAGAAGTCTATGCCGACAAACAACGAACCTTAGAGCGTAGAAAAATAAAACTAAGGGAACACGCAACTGAACATGAATTGTTTTTCGAATATAATCTAAAACGACTTAAGATAAAACATCAATTTCAAAAAGGAGTTATAGACAAGGATCATTTTATGATTCCAGATTTCTTTATTCAGTCATTAAATATGGTTGTTGAGTTAGATGGTGGCTATCACTATTCAAGCAAGCAGCAATATCGAGACTACTATAAAGATAAACACTACGAAGAAAGAGGGTTTAGAATATTAAGAATGAAAAACGAAGATGTTTATAGTTTTGACTTTGAGGAACTTAAAAAATCTGCAGATCAAAAAACACCAACGGAATATCTATCTCTATTTATAAAATAGCCCAAACATAAAAATAGTTTTTTATTGCTACTTTAGCTGCATATAAAAACAAACAAAATGGCGTTTAGCAATTCAGATATTTTTAGGTTGACCAAATACCTAATAAACAAAAGTGCTCTGTCTGGGCATATTCGAATTGACGACTTTAACCTAAATTTGAAGGCTGCATCAACCTTGATGCTTAAAGAAAAACTCGGTCTGTCTAATGATTATGGGGTATTGGCTCCGGTGTCGAGAAAAGAAAAAGGGAAGAGTACTATTTCGGATGATGAAATTAAACAATTTAAGACCAGAAGTACAGTATCTTTCTCTTCAGGCATTGGTTCGCTACCAGAAACGTATTTTAAATATGACGACATTCGTGTAACCGGAGCATTGGAACCTGTAGAACTATTAACTTCAAGTGAAGTGTCAAGGAGATTGGAAAACGCGATTGACTTTCCTGATGTGACATTTCCTATAGCAGAAATACTTGGGAATAGCCTTTATATTTATCCAACAACAATAACAAGCGCAACGCTTACGTTTTATAAATATCCGGTATCCCCATCACTGTCTTACTATATTGATGAAAATGGAGAGATCGTTCCTTTAGCAGTAGGAGAAACGCATACATTGACTTCTGGAGAAGTTGGAATGAATGGAGAAACTTCTGGCACAATAACTAGCTCTACGGTTGAGCATGATTGGGGATCGGAGTGTGGAATTGACTTGGCTTATATTATTTTGAAAAACATGGGAATTAACCTTGCTCGTGCGGATGTATATTCAGCCGCAAGTCAGATAAAGGAGAAAGGAATTTAACTTGAAAACTTGTGGAATATATTGCATACAATCAAAAATATTACCAGAAAGAATATACATAGGATCTTCAAACAATATTGATTATAGATTAAGGAAACACCTATGTTCTTTGAAGAATAATAATCACTATAATAGGAAGCTACAAAACCACTGTAATAAATATGGATTAGACGATTTTATAACATTTACGGTAATGGAGTGTGACATTGATTCAAGAATTGAAAATGAACAGTTTTACATTGACATTTTATCTCCATATTTTAACATACAAGTTATAGCCAATAGCAATAAAACACTTAAATTTTCTGATGAAACAAGAAAAAACATGTCTGATTCTGCAAAGAAACTATGGGCTACAGATAAAAGAACAGAACAGGCAAGTAGTTATTTCAAGGAACAATGGAAAGACGAGTCTTATCGAGAGAAGATTATAGCCGTAGCAAAAAAAACATGGGAAAGTGAAGATTATAGAAAGAAAATGAGCGATAACGCTAAAAAACAATGGGAAGATCCTTTGTATGTGGCACAAAAGTCCAAGGAAAAGAAAGAATGGTGGCTTATAAAAGAGAATTGGGATAAGATGCACAAATTTAATATTACAAGAACGGTATCTGAAGAACAAAAAATTAAAATATCTCAAACACTAACAGGAACAAAGTGGAGCGAAGAAAGAAGAAACAGTCATATTAATTCAATAAAAAAAACTGGGTATTCTTTGTTTTGGGGCGTTAGTTATTGTAAAAATAATAGAAATTGGAGATGTAGTGTAACAATAAACGGTAGGTTTAAACACATAGGGGCGTTTACATCTGAAATTGAATGTGCTATAGGAAGAGAGCATTATATTATTTGCAATGGAATAGAGAATCAAAGATTAAATCACGTATCATCATCAGGAGAATAAATTTATGCAGAAAAAAATATTGTTGCAGTTGATCCAAAATAAAGTTTTGGAAAACGGCATCGGAACCGTAGATGAATTGAAAAAGTGTTCACTACGTCAGTGCGAACAGCAAGCCGACATGATGTATTCAGACTTACTGTTCATGCTGTTGAAAGATTCAAAGTCTATTGACTTCTTTTGCAAGACATATAATGATGTGCCAATACGATACGACAGAGACTCGAAAGAGTACTTGATTGACATTCCTGTGCAGGTAGTTCAGTTGCCTACAAATCTAGCAATACACTTAGTTAAAGGCATTGGATCATTAAATAAATTTATTCCATCAACCAACGAAGATATTGATTTATTTTCAGATATGGATAGTGGACATTACGACAGAACACTTTATGTGCTAGACAGTCCAATTAGGATAAAGCTTATTAATTTTGATTACGGATCACACAACTGTCGCAAGGTACAACTAAAGGTAATACCAAGTTTTCTTAGTTATTCATGGACAGATGATGTCCCAATCCCATCGGGCAGAGTATCGGAGTATGTCTCCCTAGTAGCTAAAGCATTGTTCTCAAACAAGAAGTTTTTAGATACTAGCTCAGATGGAGTAACAGCATAAAAAAAAAACAAAAATATGTTTTACGACACTACTTTAAATTTTGTAGTGTCGTTTTGTTTTTGTTACTTTGTTGGACATTAAAACTAAAACAAAATGAAAAAAGAATTTATAGATTTCATGTATGAACTAAGATCTTTAATACAGTCTGACATTGATAGGCTATATGACTTGACAAAGCAAATAGAAACAAAAGAAACAGATGTTATTCAAGCAGAACTAAGAACACGTAGAAGTCAAATTCAAAGTTTAAACAAAACTATTGAAAAGTATTTTGAAACTCATTCTAAGCCTATAAACTAACAACCAAATAACCAATTTTTGTTATGGAAATCGAACTTAAACAAACTAATGGTATTGAATTAATCTTTACAGCAGAAAATGTAATAGTCTGTGAAGATGTTGAGGAACGAATATATCCGAAGAAAGAAGACGGAAGCTTAGACACAGGCAAGAATCCAGAGAGAGACGTTTCAGACCTATGTATTTCTCAATTTACGAATATACTTGACGACATAATCTGGAGTAGAAAACGGAAGTTCGATAGTTCTGAATTGATAATTGGACTATTTGACAAACTTCCAGAATATAAACAAAAACAAGTACTTTTTTTATTACACAAAGATTACTCAGACATTTTAAACTAACAACAAAATAATTTGTTTTGTTATGAAACATCAGATTAAATTCTATGAAACGTTATTAAATATTGACTTGTTGAGACGAAAGCTTATAAATAAGTCTAATTTAACAACGGATGAATATGCCTATTTTAAAAGAGAAATAGAAAAAATAAACAAATAATTTCTTGTTTTTATGGAAGATTTTAAGAAACATATAGAAATAAACATTACCAAAGAAGAAGCAAACGAAAGGCTTGAAAGTTGTGGTACTGGATATACAACAGCGTGTGATTATGCACAAATGGATTTTGAAAATGAATTTATATTTGGAACAGACGAGTTTAGAGAAAAATATAAAAATGGATACGAAATAAAAATAAACATCATTTAATTTGTTTTTATCAATTGATTTACTTACCTTTATATGCTAATAGCAATAACACAAGAAGAATCAGAAATCGTAGAATGGAGCGATAGTGAAATAAAAGAAGTGCTATGTTCTTCAGAAAAAGAAAAGCATAAGCCATATCTGTATGCAAAGGACAATGTTACTATGATTATTTATAAAAACAAGGCAGCCTCGATACCAAAAGATATGTATGATTTTATTTCATCAGATAATAGAGCATACGAATATTTATCATCTATATTTATAGATACAATTGGATTTGATTCAAAAGAATGTTTTGGAAATAAAATAGACATAGCGAATAGAGCAATATTCTTATCGGAAGGATTTATTGATGACCTCATTAAGTATGGCAAGATGTCTCAAAAAGAGAAAGATTCTGCATCTTTATTCTCAATAATTGGATCGTGTAATATAGAGAAGCCAGTAGCTGTAAATATACCGGTAATATCTGAGATTTTTTTATTGGAGAAAGAGAAAGAAGTACTTGGAGTGTACTTATCTGGACATCCTTTAGATATGTTTAGAAATAAAATAGAAAGATTTAACGCTAGTGGAAGTATAAAAACAAAAAAATATGGAAGGTTGGTTTTATTTGACCGCATAAAGGATATGCTTGACTCAAAATTTAATAAAGCTATTCTAGCTGTCTATTGTAGTTCAGTATCTTCTATAAAAAGAAAAAGAACAACTAATTTTTTAGTTGAGTTGAGTACGTTTGAGGAATCAATGTCTTTTGAGGACAAAGAGTTTAGTCAGAATGGAGGCGTTTACTTAAACAATGTATCAGAAATAGAACCACAAAATGCATACCTTATTGTGGTAGAACGAAATAAATTTACAGCCAACGGCTGTGTTATTATTGATGTAAATAAATTGAAATCTAAAAATTAAAAACTATGGCATTAGAATTAATCGGACTAGTAGTTGATAAATTGAAATTAGAAGAAGGAGTGAGTAAAGCTGGCAAATCATGGACAAAGCAAGACTTCGTAATTGAAACAGAAGAAACTCAGTTTCCTAAAAAAGTAGCATTTTCTTTGTTCGGTGACAAGACAGATCTTATTTCTCGCATAGATAATGGAGAGCGAGTAAAGGTAAAATTTAGCATTGAGTCTCGTGAGTACAACGGAAAATATTTTTCAAATATTAATGCTTGGGCTGTTGACGTCGTATTAGACGATGCTAGAGGAGAAAGCGATGTTAATGCACTTAAAAACACATCAGATGATGATGGAAGAGATATTCTGCCATTTTAATGTTTAGCCTATGACTAAAAAATCATTAGTAACGTACCAAGGGCAGGAATTTAATACGACGATAAACACAATTCTTGTAAAAATGGATAAGCTTGAGGAAACTACTTCTTCAGGTATAATAATCCCTAAAACTGCACAAAAACGGACTGACTTTTCTGGAACGGTTGTTGCCGTATCAAGAACAGAGGAACGCACAGGAGAAATTAAAGTTGGAGATAGAGTCTTGGTTACAAAAAATGAGAAGCGAATAGCTCCGACAGACGATCCTCACAACGAATATCGTTTATATAACAAAAAAGAACTACTGTATGTTAGACATTGACGAACTAGATTTGTCTGAGTCTTTTTCGACAGACACCTCAGACCTGTGGAAGGACAACCTAGACTACGTAGAGCTTGAAAGCTTAGACGGAGAGCTATGGAACAACAGAGTGATTGTTGAACTTAGCTCCGTGATGCACGATAAGGTTAAAACAAAAACAGGTATTGAGTTGTTTGTTGACAATAGCTACCAGATAGGTCAACACGCAGTAAGAAGCGGAAAGATAGCTAAGCTGCCTAAGAAACTCGTATTCTGGGACGAAGATGACATTAACGGACTGTATTGGAAGACAACAATGGAAGCCGAAGTTGGAGACGAGGTATGGTTCTATGGCATGTCAGCTCACTCAGGAGAAAAAATAAAATGCAACGATAAGTTGTACGTTATTATGAACTATGCAGACCTATATGTAGCAAAAAGAAACGGAGTTGTTGTTTGTTTAAATGGCAACGTGCTGTTAAAGCCTCTTTTTAAGACCGAGAGGGCACTTTCTTTTGAAAAGCAATACATAGACCCAGATTTTGCTGAAATAGCCTATATTGGCAGCTGTAATACTGAATATGAAGCAGAATACCGAGCTGATGATGAAAGTCTAAAATCAGGAATGAGAGTTTGTATTTCAGGTATAGTGCCAAGAAGACTAGAGATGGAACCTTATCTAAACTTTGATGGTTCACAGTATATCGTTTGTCAAAATTATGAAATTCAATCCTATTTTAGATGAATAGTCAAATAGAAAACTTCACAATGCTGTATGACCAAGTCGGTCTTATTGGATCTGAATACGAAGTGGGCGACCAGTATTTAAGGCTTCGTGCGATTGATGGGGTGTCAGGCACTTATTACCAACTAGAAACTAAAACACCTTGGTCTTTTAGTGAGTCTGAAGATATAACACGAATAATTGAGTCGTTCATTAAAATGCGAGAAGCACTGAGTTAACATGAATAAGCTAGAGACGTTTCTTTACAGACTTGAACGTGCAGGAGTAAAACTATCTCTTACAGGTAACTATCCTTGGGTTTATATAGACAGGATAAACAAGAATAAAGTAACAGAAACGTTTCAGGCTAATCATGGATTTGCATTGCTTACATGCCTATAAGAAAAGGTCAGGATATTAAGTTCACAGACATAGGCGAGACATTTAAGTTGATTAGAAAATACGTTAAGCAAACAACAAAAAAATAATTTATATTTGTATGAAAGATAAAATAAAACTTTGTTGGTATTATTTAGAAACTAGATACACAAAACTATTAATGTTGTTTGGTTATCTTAAATCTTCTGATCCAATACCAACAAATACTCCGTATTGTTATTTGTGGGACGACGAAAAGAACAAACAAGAGCCGATAGATGGATATTGGATTAAAACGTGTAAGTATTATCGAAGTACGCCAAAAACAAGAGGAATTGCATGTACATACGTTGGATACTTTGGTTTCGATCCATGTCTATACGATCAATGCAAGATTTGTGGAGTAAACGAAGACTAAAAAAATAATTTGTATCTTTGTTGTTGTTAACAATTAAATCTTGAAAGATGATCTTTAAAGGCACACAAAAAGAGTTAGACAGAAAAGTAAACGTTGGTTCCTTTTTATTTAACACCAACCGTATTGCTGAAGTTGTTGCAGACGGCAATGACTCTGTATTGTATTATACGAAAAACATTTTAGATCCACGAAATCCGTCTCACGAGTATAAGCTGGACGAAGCAAAAACAGTCATTGATGCTTTGCTGTGGACAGGCTCAGATAACTTAGTTGTTCTTCCGGTTTTAAAGAAGAAAGTTAATGGAGTCGTAAGTGACTACGCCAAGTCAGTAACGGTAGGATTAAATAAGATTGGATTTGGTCGAGCAGATGCTTCAGACGCAACGAAATCATGGGTTGAGGTATATCCTAATGGGTTTAAGAAGATTGAATATCAGGTTGGCTTATCACTTGACCAACTATCTGGATTGGCTAATATTCTTACATTCAAGTTCACTGACGCATTGAATGATGAGTTTACCGGAGGAGATGTTGTCGGAACCATTAATTATTCAACAGGAGCCATTGCTCTTACTGTGCCAGCACTGACAGTTGTCACTTCTTTGGTTGCTACGTTTACGCTTAATGATTCTGCCACCATGAAGGTGTCTTCTACGGCGCAGGTATCTGGAACTACCCCGAATGACTTTACAAATCCGGTAACCTATATTGTTACATCCAAATTAGGTAATACTAAGAATTTTGTCGTAACAGTTACAGTTGCATCATAGTAAAAAACAGTTTTTCATTGGGTTTTTGGTTTTAGAGTTTTAAGTTTAGCCGCATCAGATTCGTTCTGGTGCGGCTTTTTTGCGTTTATACCAACCAACAAAACATTTGTTTTTGTTTTGGTATCTTTGTGTTTATAAAACAACTATTTATGCAAGAACAAGAAATCTGGAAAGACATAAGGGGATTGGAAGGCAGGTATCAGGTAAGTAGTATCGGTAGAATTAAAAGACTAGAGCACACCGTCCCATATATCGACGGAAGAAACAAAAGGTTATGTGAAATGATAATGACAAATAATGTCGACAGGGATGGGTATGAGTGGATAGGATTCTATATAGATAAAAAACAATATGGGTTTAGGCTACATAGGTTGGTTGCAGATGCTTTTATTGAAGAAGTTCCTTCTGACATGCAAATAAACCATATCAATGGGATAAGAAATGACAATAGGGTAGAAAATTTAGAAATATGCACATGTTCTCAAAATGTTTTACACGCATTTAGAGTGTTAGGTAAGATAGCACATCAAACATGTCCGGTAACGGCATACTACATAAAAGAACGAAAGAGTAGATTTGTTAAGCCAATAAAGGGAGATGAGTTTATGTCCTTTCCATCAATAAAAGACGCTGCTATTGCTCTAGGAATTAATCGCTCATGTATAGGTGAGTCAATAAAGAAAAAGACACAGACCGCTGGAGGATATTTATGGGAAAAATATTAATTAAACAAATTATATGAAGTTAGAATCATTTGACCTCTCTAGGTGTTTGTTTAATCCAAATAGCTCTACGCTTCTTAAAGATGCTGAGAAGTATTCTGAGTTTGCGAAGGAGCTGTCTTATAGGATGTCAAGGAAAGCCGTTATAACATATATTGTTCTGATGTTCGATCAGATGTCTCCGTTGAGAAAAGAGGTTCGTAGTCTTCCGGCTAGAAAAGGAGTTGCAGCTAAGATGGCTGGGTTTAAAACTGACAAGAACGGAAGGTTTGAGCCTCATGTGGAGAAGGTTCTTGAGGGTAAAAATCAGGACGTTAATGCTATGATCGTTAAATATCTTGTGCTCCAGAACTCTCCAAAGTTTGTTCAATTAATAGCATATGAGTCTCTATATTTTTACGAGATAGCTAAAATTCAAAATGGGGCGTATGGTAAGACAATTGACGTAATTAAGAGCGTAGACTCGCTAGCTTCTTCCATAGATAAACTTACTGAAGATGTTGTTGGAGGATCTGGTGAAGCAGAGCCTATACTTGCAGCTATCTATCAAGAAGTCACTAAAGATTTAAATATTTCACCAGAGGCAATATCCAATTATATCTCAGAATGCGGAGACGTTCCGGAAGATTGGAACCCATATAATGAGTGGCGAGAAAAAGATGGAAAGTTGATAGAGGAGTACAAAGTAGATAAGATTAAGTATGTTGGAGCAGAGTAATTATATTCACGAATACATTCCAGCCGACGATTCGGTTTTATATCACGACAATGATCCTGATATGACACCGATACGTCTGTCTCTGCCAAAACCGCCACCACTTCATCTAATTGATGGGTACGGACTACCTGCGAAACAGCAAATGTTTAAGCACATAGCCATTCCTGATAAGTTAAAGAGATTAGAAGAATTATCACTTCAGGAAATAAAGGATCAGGCAGAGAACGACAAGTCATATACCGCAACAATATACAAGATTCAACAGAAGTTTTGGGAGACGCTAGGCAAGAGACGAGATTATTACGAAGAAGAAATAAAATGGCTTAAAAAAACTTGGTGGCACGTGGTGAATGGCTATTGGTTTTTTAATAACGGTAAGCCAACGTACATTACCGGATGGCATTATTTTTATCTTAACTTCTGGCATATTGATGGTCAAAAGCTTCCGGATTATCGTGATAGAGATAGAAAAGAGTTTGTTTTCTTCCACTACTCATTCACAACAACGGAAACGTTTGCCAAGTTAGATAAGAATGGAGTAGCGATACCTAACGCAGACGGAAGCTACGATATGACAGATACAGGTAGGCGTGTTTGTTTTGGAGTTGGTCAGAATAAGAATAGACGTTCAGGAAATACTAATAAAGGTTTAACTATTTCATTTTTAATGGCTTCTACACATAGGGGAACAGATGGATCAGGAGTCCTCTCAATGTCGGGAGAAAGTGCAGAAGAACATATGAAACAAAAACTTCTTCCAGCATGGAGAAGGATGCCTATTTTTGTTAAACCATTAACATCATCAAGCAACGACCCAAAAGCAATTGTAAATAGAGCACCAAGAACAGAAATTGGTGTCGATTCGTTGGAGAACGCCATAACCGCAGCAGGTACGGCAGACGCATCGTTCTATGACGGTAAGAAGCTATGGATGATTCTTATTGACGAGTCTGGGAAAGCAAAAAATCTTGATGTACGTGAACGAACTGCTGTGCTGCAACACTGTATAGCACAGGGGAATGGCTCAATCATTTTCGGATGGATGTATCAGCCATCTACCGCAGAAGAACTTAGCAAGGGAGGGAAGGCATACAAGGGGTTGCTAGATGATAGTTATTTCTACAGGCGAGATGAGATCACAGGTCAGACACGCTCTGGAATGTTTAGACTGTTTATCCCAGCAGACGAAGCCCTAGACGGTTATATAGATAAATATGGATATAGTGTTAAAGGTAAAAAGCTAACTGAATGGCAGAAGTCAGAAGGATTTAGAAACACAGCAACACAAATGTTAACATCCCAGAGGGAACAGCTCCTTAGAGACAGCAAGACAGATTCAGGAGCAATGATTAACTACAGAGGAAAGAAAAAACAATTCCCTCTGTTTTATGCTGATTCTTGGGTAGGTTCTGCTGGAGACATTGGCTTCGACATGGAAATCCTTGACAAACAGTTGGCAGAGGTAGCTAGGATGGATATGCCGACACAAAGAGGAAACTTTAAGTGGTCGGGTGTTCCATTTAGGAGCAGTGTCTATTGGAGCCCAGATGATAGAGAAGGAAAATTCTATGTATCTCACATACTCAACCCAAACGAAACAAACCAAAAAATAAAGGATTTTTATTATGATCCTATATTGGATGAAGAAGTGCCAACTTATAGACCTAAGTTCCCAGATAGGTTTACGCTAGGAGCTGACCCGTTTAATTTCAAAACAGAAGCACAGGCAAGGATCAGTAACGGAAAGACAAGTAACTCTAAGGGGAAACACTCTGATGGGGGTATAGCTGTATTCTGGCATAGAGATATGACACTCGATCCAGAAGATAAGCCAATATCAGAATGGAAATCCAATAGGTTTATTTGTACTTACAGATACAGGGAAACCGATAACCACAAGTATTCAGAGGATGTTTTGATGTGTGCTTTATATTATGGAGCAATGGTATTCCCCGAAATAAACATACGTGTTGTTTGGGATGACCTACATAGTTGGGGTTACGACGGGTTCCTGAAGTACATGATCGACCCAAACACGGGTAAGATGAAGGAATACCCCGGAATCCAGTCCCTTGAGAGATCAAAACAAGAAGGGTTTGGTTGGTTAAGGGATCACATTGCTCTTCACGGGCATAGAGAGATACACGAAGACCTACTGACAGAGTGGAAAAATGTAAACGGACTAGAGGAGATGACTAAGTATGACTTATTAGCTGCTAGCATGTGTGCAGGGGTTGGGTCGAAATCTTCATACTCAAAATTAGTCGCAGAAGAAAACGAAACAAATTATGATTTGAGTTCAATATATAAAAGATACTAAAAGATATGGCAGCACCAGAATCATTCCAAAACAAATATAAAGAGGTCGGTAAATACCAGAACCCCAAACGAGGCAATGAACCATTAATTGAACATGTTCATAGGAAGTGCCAATATATATTCTCAAACTATGTTCAGGGAGTTGATGCTACCGGATATAACTCAAAAGAAAAGTTTGAGTTATTGAGGCTATATGGTGCTGGAAAGCAAGCTGAGGAAATATACCAACCATATTTTTTAGGATCTGAATCTAAATCAGAGAATGGCACGTTCAACAATGCCGGATTTGACATTGGAGGAGCCAATGCTAAGTTTGACAGCAGAGAGTTTGCACGAAAAGCACTCGGACATATCAATTGGAGAATAATGTCTCCGATGGGGAAGATCAAAGATAAGATACATTCTTCTTTTGCAGGCAATATGTACGACATCAATATAGAGTGTATTGATGAAAACTCAATTGACGAACAGCAAACAAAAAAATACAGAGCATGGGTAGAGTCGCAGGCAGAGACTATTGCCTTTATGAAAAACCTGCAACAGATAACAGGCATCCCATATGAAGAGCCAAAGGCTAAGATTGCTACCATATCTGAACTTGAACTACACGAAGCCAACGGAGCCTTTAAGCTAAACTATGCGAAGGAAGGTGAGAAGATCATTAAAGACGCATGGAACATCTCGAATCAGGATGAGATCGACGAGAAGATCCTAAATGACCTTACGGATATTAACATTGCAGGTTATAGAGTCGAGTATGACAGAGAGCTTGGAAAGGAAGTCATTAGATATATAGATCCGGCAAATGCAGGCATTCAACACTCCAAACATAACGACTTTAGAGACTCATCGTATGCCTACGAAGTTATCTTTGAGCCAGCATATAAGTTACAGTCTCTTGGCATCAAACCAGACCAACTGCCAAAGATAGCTAGTCGATATGCAGGAATGTTTGGAAACCCAGTATGGTCAGACCAATATGAGTGGATAGAAAATGCAGAGCCATTAGTAAGCTGTGGCTTCTTCAAGGTTCCAATATTAGACGTAGAGTGGATTGACGTTGACGTTGATAAAGAAGTTAAATATACAACAAGGTTTGGCACACAGCAGATCAGACCATATCAGGAAGGAGAAAAACTATCGGCTAACAAACAATATCAAGAAACAAAAATACACAAAGTTTATCAAGCCAAGTGGGTTATTGATACGGATATTCTCTACGATTGGGGGTTAAAGCCTAATCAGCCACGCAGAGAAAAGAAACAAGCTGTTTTGTCGTTTCATTTTATAAAAGGAAAAACAGACAAGTCTCTAGTTGAACGTTTATTGCCGGTTTTAGACGACTTCCAACTCACATGGCTAAAGTATCAGGATGCGAAAGCAAGTGCCGTAAAAAGCGGTTTGGCTATCGAATTTGGCTCATTGATGGGCATGAAGATGGGAGGAGGGGAACTATCTCCTTTTGACATCATCGACATATACAGAAAAACAGGAGATGTTTTTTATAGACGTAATCAAAGACATCTAGGCACAAGCCAACCAATGCCAATCACACCGTTACAGGGTGGCATGGGAAATATCATAAATGAACTCGTCTTAGCCTTGGATACAAATGCTAAACTGATCGAAGAAATAACAGGAATAAATCCTGTTTCGTTGGGGGCAACAGCAGACTCAGGTTCGGCAGTAGGCATCACGCAGATGAGCGTAGCCAATTCATCGTCACCGATCAAAAACATCTTTGATAAAGTATTTCTACTGAAGGCACACACATCGCTTGATTTGCTACAGCGAGTTCAGCTTGATCTACGCAACAGTAAATCCGTACAGTCAAGGTATGCAGCCGTCATTGGGCAGGCAGGTGTGCAAACTCTGATCGGGGCTGAAAGCAAAGGCGTTGCTTTTGGGTTTAGCTTAGTCGAAAAACCAAATCAGGAAGATATAGCCAGAATCCAAGAACTAATTTCCATTGCATTATCCAATGGTAGGAATGGGATGACGGGGTTATCAGTACCAGACGCTCTATATTTAGGTAGGCGATTAAAAGAGGGGGCAAATGGGAAGGAAATCGAAGCATATATAGACTTCAGTTTAAAGCAGCAAGAAGCAGAACGACAACAAGCCGCAGCACAGGCGGCACAGCAACAAATAGACGGACAACAAAGGAATGCTCAATCGGCTGCTGAAAATGAAAGGGTTAAGCTTCAGATGGAAGCCGAAAAAGAAAATTTGATGCTATCCACCAAGGCTTATTATCAGGTCATAACCGATAATAATGCGTCTGCCAATAAAATTAAAGAACTGAAGGCTCAGCAGGGAATATTTGACGCCCCTATTCCGCCACCTTCTCTTGATATTCCAGACACAATAATAGATGGGATGAGTCCAGAACAACTAGCACAACAACAAGCATCTCAACAACAACAGTCACCACAGCCACAAATGTAATTATATGTATATTTTAAAAACATGTACTAGGTGTGGCACTGAAAAAATCATAGATGATTTTGAAAGAACAAAGAATGGCAAAGACGGTCATTATAATGTCTGTAGGCAATGTAGGTACAAGGTATTATTGGTGTGGAAGGAAAACAACAGAGACGTTGTTAGGTCTTATGGGAGAAAATGGGCTGCAAATAATAAAAAAGATCTATCGCTCGAAACAAAGGAAGAAAGAGAAAGGCGGTTAGAAAAACATAGGGCGTATAACGCTGTTTATAGGGATTCTCATAGGAAAGAGCTGAATGAAAGAAAAAAAACGCAGGATTTTAAGGACAAAAATAATGAATATGTTAGAGCCAAAACAAAAACAGATTCTTTATTTAGATTTAAGGAGAGAATAAGAGGATCTGTAAAGGGAGCTTTTGACAGAACTTTTTTGGTTAAAGGCAAACGAACATTTCAAATACTTGGAGCCGAGATTGACGTTGCAAGAAAGCATATTGAAAATCTATTTAGCGAAGGAATGACTTGGGACAATATGGGAGAATGGCACATAGATCATAAAATACCACTTGCCGCAGCAAATAACGAAGACGAAGTAATAAAGTTATGCCACTATACCAACCTACAGCCATTATGGGCAAAAGATAACCTATCGAAAGGCGACAAATACAACGAACAAGACAAGCTTGATTTTTTGTCGTCTCTAACCCCAATAAACAATTAAAAATAAAATAAGTATTTTTGTAAACACACATTCCAAGTAGTATGACAGATAAGATAGACGAAGTACCAGACT